TTGCACTGGGATACTCTGGCAGCGGATACAGAAACGGTCCAACTACTTATAGAATTCATGTCAATGGCGGAAATCCTACGACTGGAGCTGCTGGCACGTTCACTGTCCTAAATGGGAGCATTGATAAGATTTTTATCAATACTCCAGGTGTAGGATATACTTGGACTAACGTTCCTATAGTTTCCTTTGATGCACCAATCCCTTATGATGATATTCAATTGATTAGTTCTTCAACTGGTATAGGTGCTTCTGCATCTATTTTTGTTGGATCTGCATTGAGCATTACATCATTTCAACTAAACAATATTGGATATGGATTTACTGTTGGAGAACAACTGAGAATTGCTGGAATTCCAACTGTTACTAGTATTGGATCTACTTTTGCAAATTCAATCTTTACAGTACTTGAAACTAGAGATGATGAATTTGCTGGGTGGGTTCTTGGGAAATTACAAGTACTTGACGATTTTTCATCAGAATTTGATAGCACTCAAACAACATTTACTCTTACTGAAAATGGAATTCCATTAAGTATTGAAAAAACATCTGGTTCTCCAATAAATTTAGCGGATGTTTTATTGATATTCATTAATGATGTTCTTCAAAAACCAGAAGAATCTTATACTTTTACAGGTGGAACTCAAATAACATTTACAGAACCACCAGTTGCAGGATCTTCTTTACAGGTACTATTTTATAGAGGAACAGATGCTGATATTGATACTACAACAGCACTCGATACTATAAAAATTGGTGATGGTTTAACAATTCTCAAAAATCCAAATCAAATTATTCCCGTTGAGCAAAATGAAAGAATTGTCCGAGCAATAGTTTCTAGAGATACATTACAAACTAACAATTATAAGGGACAAGGAATTAGTCAATCAACATCTCCACTAAGACCTGTTGTTTGGTGTCAACAGCAAGAAGATTTGTTTGTTGATGGTATCAAAGTAAGCAAATCAAGAGTTGAGTATGCTGCAAAAATTAAACCAACTGCAAGAATTATCAAAAATGTTAGCACGTCTGATAGTGTTTTCTATGCTGATGGAGGCAGTTTAGTATTCAGTAAAACAGAAGATCCAAATACAACATCATTTAATATTCAAATTATTGATAGTGATAAAGATAATACTGGATTTGGAACAACAACGTTCATCAAACCAGTAGAAACAGTTTCATCAGTTTCTGTTTCTGGTGATGAAGGTATTATTACTGGAATTGGAACCACAAGTCAGGGATTACAGTTCAATTTCTTCATTCCACTGAATTCACCATTAAGAGATGCACCTTTTGGTAATACATTAGTGACTGGTATTTCGACTGGAGACTTTTTTGTTGTATCTAGATCTAACGTTGGAAATGGAGTAACTGCTTTATCACAAGATAGATCAAGCACTGTTGGTATCGCAACTCAACTTTTAGATGGTATCTACCAAGTAAGTCATATTAGTCCAGTCGGAACTGGTTTGTCCATGAGAGTTCATGTCAACATTGGAACTGGACATGGACTGAACTTTAGTGGTTTAGGATCTGGTGGTGGTAATTTCTATGGTGAATACAGTTGGGCTAAATTTACATCATCAAGATCAACTGGTTTGGCATTTACTTGTAATCCTCTAAATGGTCTAACTGGAATTTCAACTGCACCACAAATTATTAGAACTACAAACTTATCTTTAGATTACTCATAAATAAAACAAAAAGTCTAGAAAATAATGCCCGCGATCATTACTGATCAGATCAGAGTATTGAATGCATCAAATTTTGTCAGTGGTATTTCAACCTCTGATAACAGTTATTATGTGTTTATTGGTTTACCAAATGCAACTGAAGTAAGTGCAGATTGGAACACTAATACGCCATATCCAGTTGATAGTTTTGATCAATATAATGATATCTATGATACTCTAATTTCTGCTAAAAAAATCACATCAAGCGATGTTCTAAAAGTTATTAGAAAGATTTCTTGGACATCAGGTACAATCTATGAGATGTACCGACACGATTATTCTATCAATAGAACTTCTCCTCAAACTAGTGCAACTAGTTTGTATAGAGCAAACTTTTATGCAATGAACTCTGATTACAGAGTTTATGAATGCATTTATAATGGTGCTGCTCCATCAAATAGTGGAAAGGGAATTATTTCTCTTGAAGAACCAACACATACTGATCTCCAACCAAGACTGGAAAGTGATGGTTATATTTGGAAATATCTATTTTCAATCAAACCAAGCGACATTATTAAGTTCGATAGTGTTGAGTATATTCCTGTACCAGCCAATTGGAAAACAAACTCAGATGTATCAGATGTAAGAAATGCTGCAGTTAATGGGAGAATTGAAGTTGTTGTTATTGAAAGTGTAAGTTCCGCTTCATATCAATTTAGTGGAACAAAAAATAATGTTCCGATCAAGGGTGATGGTCAAGATGGATTAGCATCAGTTACCTTTGTTGATGGAAAACCAACAACTGCAACAGTAACCAATGGTGGAACTGGATATTCTTTTGCTACACTAGATCTTGATAGTGTTGTTACTGGATCTGGTGCAAGTTTTTCCGTAATTATTCCTCCTCCTGGAGGGCATGGTGCAGATGTTGATAAAGAACTTGGTGCTAACAGAGTTCTAATTTATTCTAGAATTGAAAATAGTGATGTAACAAATCCTGATTTTCCAACAGGAAATCAATTTGCAAGAATTGGAGTTATCAAAAATCCCTTAATCAATGGAACTTCAAATCTATTGACAGCATCTTCTGCATCTGGTGTATATGGTCTCCGTTTGACTGGTGCTGCTACAACAACAATGAGTGTATCTGTTGATGGACAAGTTAGACAGACTATTGGAGTTGGATCAACTGCAGTTGGAAAAATTATTTCTTATGATCCAATTACAAAAATTCTAAGATACTGGCAAGATAGAGATCTTGCTACTGATAGTTCAACAGGGTCAAAACCAACTTACGGATACCGTCTAAATAAGTTTACAAG